TCACCAGCTTTTAGCTCGTAGTCCTTCGATGCACTCTTTCACGTCATCATCAATGACATTCCCAGGCTTAATGCATTCCTCCATGGTGCGCCGAACCCCGCGATTGGCTTCGCGTTCACGTTGATCTCGGGCTTTGAGATTGGCGCGAGCAGCATCGCCCAGCATTCCCTTCGAACCGGCGAAGAACTCGTCAGTCCAGCGGGAGACTGCCTTGCCATAAGCTTCGGCAGCTGGCCGCATTGCATCACCGACCTGGGTTGCAATGGGTTTGGATTCTTCAGCGAGGATGGGGCTTGCGACGAGTGCAAGTGCCAGCAAAATCCGTTTCATTGGTCTTCTCCATTCCTTCGGGCGTACCAGCGCCTAGCTACTTTCTGTGTGATCGCTATCCCGCGTTTGGATTGGCCAAGTTTCGGTTGGCCTCGTCGTAGTCGGGGCTCGTCTGGCCATTGCCTGGTAGCACTTCGCCAGTAAGCAACCACCACCTATAGCTAGGGAAGACCCTAGCGAGGATTTCTATCTCGTCCGCACCAACCCGCGCCCGGCCTCGCTTGATGTTCACCCATCGCGGGTAATCCGTCTCACCGGCTTTCGAAAGCTCAACCAAGCTCGCGGCATTGATTAATTGAAGCGCTCTATCAGTAAGGGTGCCGCTCATTCTTATTACTCATGGCGTGCCCTATGTACAAATACAGAAGGCAAGTTTACGATGTTGTACATAGGGCAAATCCATAGGGTTTGCCGTAAGCAATGAGGCATAAGGTACAGCTATGGAACAGTCTGGTGTAGTGGGGTTAACCATCGAAGGCCAAGCCGAACGGATCGTCAGCTTCCGGGAAGCGCCGTTCTGCACGCAGCTCGTGTTGGCCGAAATGATGGGCGTCGAGCAAATCACCGAAGACGTGGTGCGCGGCTGGGTGGAAACCTACACCCTCCCGACCGTGAAGATCGGCCGCCGCCGCGTCATCAACCTGCACCGCATCCGCCGCGACATCGAGCGGGGCAAGTCGGTGTTCTGCCAGGGGGATTACGCCGATGAATAGCGACATCCTTTGCGATTTCTTTCGCTTGCTGGAATTGGTGCGGCTGGACTCTAGCGTGCTGCTGCGTAGCTGGCTGCTGGAACAGGAGTGGACCGCATGAATCCTCCTCTCTATACGCAAGCCGCCTTCGCCGCTCTGGCCGGTGTATCCGTAGATATGGTCGCCGGCTGGGTCAGGACTGGCGCCGTCGAGAGCGTGAAGCTGGGCAAAACCCGTGTGGTGCGTTTTCCGGGGGTGAACCAATGAGCCGCACAGACCAGCAATTCAAGCTGCGCATGCCTGCTGCACTACGCGCCCAGGTCGAGCAGTCCGCTTGGGCTGCTCGCCGCTCCCTGAACGCCGAAATCGTCATCCGCCTGGAGGCGTCCTTCGCCCAGGTTGCGCCCAGCACCAATGAACAGGAGCGCTCCGCATGATCCGCACCGTTTATGGAAAGCCAGGGGATGGGATGACCTATGTCGAAACCGACCAGCTATCTACGCCTTCCGCACGCACCGGACTGCGACTGCTCTGTCTGCTGGTCCGGACGCGAAATGGCGAACCCCGCTCCCTCCCCGTCCACACGCTGCGCCCAATGCCGCCCCGCCTCTGCGCGGCCGATTCGCACGCTGCAAATGGGCTGCGTCGGTGGAACCTGGAAGCCTCTGCTCTCGGAGTGGAAGGTGGAACCGGCCTATATCTGCGAGAAGCACACGCCACCCGCCCGCCCCGCGAAGTGGTGGAGCGTTGCCTATCAAGACTCAACATCGGCGCCGAGCGAGCAATTCCCGTTCTAGCCGAAACCCCGACCGAAGCCGAACAGGTCCAGGGCCGCGCTCCCGGCTCGTCGGATCACGCTTCACCGATCCGGCGAACGGAAGCACGGGCGGAGCGCACCCTTGACCCTGCACGAACAGCAACAGCCTCCGCTCGTGAGTGTGGGGCAGCTTCACCGCCCCGCGCTCCCGAGCCCTCGGCGGCAAGAGTGGGATGACAAGGGCAAAGCCCTTGGTGTTAACCAACTAGAGAACACGCACAACGCGACGTTTTAACCAGTAGGCCAAGTAACAGATCACCTCGGCGAACTTGCGAGTTCACCGGTTCGGGATCGCTCGGCCTGCAGAAAGCAAAGCCGCGCAATAAAGCGCAACTAGAGAGAGGAAACACAAATGGCACGTTCGACTATGGAAGTTGCATTTCTCGGCACTCAGAAACTCGCCTTCAGCCAAAACGGCAGCGAAGTAAAGATCGTCAAAGTCTTCTATGGCGATGAGCCGGACGGCCAGACCGAAAACGGCCTGTCCATCGTCAGCATGGATGTTCCCCTGGAAGTGGCCGACGAAGTGTTCGCCTCGGGCGCCAACTTCGAACCGCTGGAAACCGTCCGCATCCACTTCGAGGTTGCCCGAGCCGGCAAACAGAAGGGCAACAATCTCTGCCTGCACTTGGAATCGGTGAAGCCCGCGACCCAGGCCGCCAAGCCCACCCAACAACCGACCCCAACCGCCAAGCCAGCCGGCACCCAGCCGGAACCGGCCAAGGCCAACTAACCGGGAGGGGCGGCCATGCTGATCGATGACCGGGTGTATTGCGACTGCTGCGGAAACGACATGGGCAAGCTCATGGCGCTCCCCGCGCCGCAAAGCGACCTGCTGCCCGACCTCAGCCTGCCGCCCCACTTCGCCGTCTGCCCTGACTGCGAACCCTCCGAACAACCTGCCGACCTTGAGGCCGGCGAATGACTTACGCGCTCACCTGCGACGGCACCGTCTCGGTCGATGCAGGCGGAGCGCCCCTGTGTTCCGGGGGCTGGGTCTTGGTCCAGCTCCCAGAACAGTTCGACCCCAGCCAGCTGGACCCCGCGGTATTGGCCCAGGTGTTCGGGATCGGATTCACGCTCGTAACCACTGTGCTGTTGATCGGCATCGGCTGTAAGGCCGTTCTCGACTTCCTCAAGCACGCCTGAAAACCCATTTGGAGTGACCACCATGCAAAACATCAAACGCATCTCCCGCGATCTGGCCCTGGCCGTTCCCTTCGCCATCGCGGCGTCTGCCTCCCACGCCGCCGGCTGGGACTACAGCACCCTCACCGCCGATGTGGACTTCTCCACCATCGCAACCGGCGTCCTCGCCGTCGCAGCCTTGCTGGCAGCGGTATACGCCGGCATCAAAGGTGCCCGCGTCGTCCTCGGCTTCCTGCGTTCGTAACGCTCACCAGCAACCCGGGCCGGCCTAGTGCCGGCCTTTCTCTTAGCGAGGTAGCCATGCAAGCGCTCTGGGAGTTCGCCTTCTTCTGCATCGGATCGGCCTGCGCTTACGCGATCTTTTCGAGGTGGTAAGTCATGTTCCTAAGCCGCTATTTCTTTGGTCTTGTTCTGGCTGGGTTCTTGTCTAGCGCGTGGGCGGCTCCGGAGTATTACTGGAATATCTACAAGAGCGCCGGTGGCGGCACGCACTACGAAACATCTTCGCTCGCCTGTAAGGGTGAATATCCAGCCTCCGGCACGTGGGGCACGAACTCCCGCGATCTTGGTGACGGCTCCGCCATGTGCATATGGGGCTGCGTGTCGGGGTGGTGTGACAGCGGCAAACTGGTTTTCAAGCACATGGTCCTCTGCGAAGCGAGTTATGTTCGTGACGAACAGGGTTCATGTGTACCGGCACCAGACCCCGAGCCAGAACCCAATCAATGCGAAGCCACCAACGGCCAAACCGTCAGCCACGAACACCTGATGAAGGCCGCTGTAGGCCAACCGACCATCGACCCGCCTGGGTCTGTCTGCGGTAACGGCTGCCAGTACGCCTTCACCTATACCCCGGCCTCCAACGTCTACGTCTACACCAGCGGCAACCCGCCCGGTGTATTCGGCGTTTACGCCTATACCGGCAACGGCATCGAGTGCAACGAAAGCACCTTGCAGACCCCGGGCAACCCGTCGGAGGGCGATACCCAGGACCCGGACGACACACCGCCGCCCGAGGATGGCGACAAGTGCCCCGAGGGCTACACCTACAACGGCACCTTCTGCTCCCCGGATACCCCGCCAGATCCTGATCCGGACCCGACCGACCCAACGGACCCAACCGATCCCACTGACCCCGGCGATGGCTCGGGTGATGGTGGCTCAGGCGGGGGCGGGTCTGGTGATGGCGGTTCCGATGGCGGCTCGGGTGATGGCGACGGCTCCGGTGATGGCGGCGACGGTGACGGCGGCAGCTCGGGCGGTGGCGATGGGGGCACGGGCACCGGTGACGGCGAAGGCGAGGACGAAGAAGGCGAAGGCTCCGGTCCCGGTTTCTGCGATGACGGTGACTGCTCGTTCGTCGCACCGACCTACTTCAACGGCGCCGACAAAGTGCCGGGTTTCGACGAATCCCTGTCCCGCGTCTTTGATGGCATCCGCAGTTCGCCCCTGGGCAGCGCGGTCGGTGCCATTTCATTTCCGTCCGGCTCCGGTGTCTGCCCGTCTGGCACGGTGACCCTGTTCGGCAAGCCGATCACCTTCGATGGTCACTGCGCCCTGTGGGGCGAGATCTCCGGAATCTTCTCCGCGCTCATGCTGGCCGTCTGGTGCCTGCTGGGCGTTCGTATCGTTCTGTCCTCGTGAGGTGCCGCCATGCTTGAGAAGTTAGGTCGTTTCATTGATTGGGTATGGGCCTTCCCCGGCAAGCTGCTGCAATGGCTGCAGGACGCCTTCGACTCGGTTATCGACTTCATCGAAACGCTGCCGCAGTGGATCTTCTTTCAACTGTCCGAAGGCATCGTCTCGTTCTTCAATGCCATTCCGGTACCGGACTTCTTCTACCAGGCCGGCGGCGCGATGCAGTCGATCCCGTCTGAGGTGCAGTTCTTCGCCTCCATGTTCCGGCTCGATTTCGGCGTCACCACGGTGCTGCTCGCGTACCTGATCCGCTTCGTCATCCGCCGTCTGCCGATCATCGGGTGACCTATGGCCATCGACGCATATACCGGCATGCCCGGCCACGGCAAAACCTACGGAGTCGTTGAGCACGTCATCATCCCCAGCCTCAAGCAGGGCCGACATGTGGTGACCAATATCCCGCTCGAGGTCGATGCCTTGCTGGCCGAGTTCGGCGGCACCATCGCCCAGCTACCGGCGGACTGGTTCGAGCGCCGCGATCTTTCCGAGCTGGCCCCCAACGGCTGCGTGCTGGTCCTCGACGAACTCTGGCGCCGCTGGCCGAAGGGGCAGAAGACCAACGCGGCGGCACTCGAGGACAAGGCGCTGTTGGCCGAACACCGGCATCGGGTCGATGAAAAGGGCCAGTCCATGCGCGTGGTACTGGTCACCCAGGATCTGGAGCAGATCGCCACGTGGGTAACCCTGCTGGTCGAGACCACCTACCGCATCGTCAAGAAGTCCAAGAAGTACTACCGGGTCGATATCTACCGGGGTGCTGCCAAGGGCCAGCGGCCACCGAAAACTGCTCTCCTGCGCCAAACCGCCGGGACCTTCAAGCCCACCGTGTGGTGCTACTACAAGTCGGCCACGCAATCGGCCACGGGTGATGTGGGTGATGAATCGAAAGCCGACGGGCGCGCCTCGCTGTTGCGCTCCTGGGGCCTGTGGGGGCTGATCGGCATCGTCACCGTGTGCGGTGTCTTCGGCGTCATGGGCGTGCGCTCATTCTTCAGCACGCCGGTAGTACCCAAGCCACCCGAGCCGGCACCAGTGGCAGCGCCTGAACCCCAGCCAGCGCCATCGCGCACCTCCCGCGCAGCAACCGCCGTGTACAGCAAACCCGAAGGGCCGGTCATGTCGATGACATGGCGCGTGGGCGGCTACGTCATGGCCCCGGTCGGCTCATGGCGTCCACCTGCGCCCCAAGAGCCGGAGCCAGACGGGATTTACTGGCAGAACACTGGAAACGCCAAGCCAGTGAGCAAGACCGCCCGCGTCGTCCTCGTCTCGAACAGCGGATTGACCCGCGTTGTACCGCTCGGGGAATGCCGCTTCTTTGCCGGGCAGATGGATATGTACTGCGACCTCGACGGCGAACGCATCACGCCCTGGACGGGGCGAGGTGCGGTTACCAGCGTGATTGATCCAGTGGCGTCGCTCAGTTCTACGCGCCGCGAGCCAGACGCCGGCGGTCGCCAGCGTAGCGCATCGGGCGCCGGCGTCGGCGCGGCGGCGCCCCGCTGACGTCCCTGTAACACGTCAGATAACCACTACTAAGCAACCACAGTAATCCAGAGTAAAGGGGAAAACGGAATGGCCAATAAGGACTTCAAACGAATCGACCTCATGACCGGATTGGAAGACTCGCAAAGCAGACTGTTCGTCGACCCGGGCACCGCTCGGATAGTCGATCTATCCAAGGTCCGCTTGCTGCGTTGCGGCGTCGATACGGTCCGCCAGCTGTACCGCGGACTGATCCGTCCCGAGATCATGGCGCTGTTTGAGAAACCGGGCGCAATGGTCCAGTTCGCTGGCGAGTTCTGGCATGCCGGTCGGGTTGGCCGGGACTCGGGCTACCAGTACAAGCTCCAGAATGCCGACCTCGGCTTCATCCTGCTCATCAAGAACTTCAACGCCAAGCTGGACCAGATCGGCCCACACCTGAAAATCGAAGTGTCACCGCACGCCATCGACGCGTTGTCACCTGAGCGTCTGCAAGAGCGGATGGACTACTACGCCGCAGCCGTAATGACGCACCGCGAACGCAACCAGTGCGCTGTCCATCTGGCGTTGGATCTCCAGGGCTGGAAGCCTCCGGTGGATCTGGTAGCTCGCCTGCACTGTCGCGCCAGGACGCACCGGGATATCACGGGCATCAACCAGATTGAGTGGGCCACCAAGTCCAGCGTCTACGGTCGTGGTGAAACGTCCATGTTCGGTTCCGCTGGAGGCGTCCAGCTGTGTATCTACAACAAGACTGAACAGGCCCGCGCAACCGATAAGCTCGACTTCTGGGAAAGCATCTGGCGTCGCCGGGATTCGTTCGATCCGGCCGACCCTGATAACTACGATCCGACCCAGGATGTATGGCGGATCGAGCTGCGCTATCACCATTCAGTGATCCAACAATTCGCCAGCGGCTCGATTGACGCGAAGACCGGCCAAGCTATCGACACAGACTCCTATGCCGCCTTCTCAGCCCATCTGGACGGTCTGTGGCGCTACGGGCTGGGCCAATTCAAGCTGCTCGCCCGCCCCGGCTATTTCGAGCCCATCTGGACGCTGATCCGCGACGACATTCGTGTCGATGTACCGGTCGACTCTCTGGTCGATGAAACCGAGTACAAGCGTTACTACAAGACCTCACGGGGCTTCTCGGGCAAGAACGTGGAACTGTTCCTGGGAAACTTCGTAAGCCTGCTGGCACGGGAGCGAGTGGGCGCTAAAACCGCATTTGATCGACTGAAGGAATGGGAATGCTGGCCGGTGATTCGCGATCACTACGCCTCGAAGGATATGACAGAGCGTGATCTGTACAAGCACATAAAGAACCTGCTCCAGGAACGTCATGTGCGATGGGGTCGCGCTGTATGA